GAACGAATACAGACTATTATCGAAATCTGATAAAAAGAAAGCCTCTGCGGGGGTGACGGCAATATACATCATTCCATAAGCTTCACAGATTTTATCGGTAGATTGCAGGATATTATTCTGGATATTGGCTATGTAAATTGCCAGCCCGTCAAACAAGTATTGCTGGCCAAACAGACTAAAGGGGGTGTAAGCATAAGGTAAATCGTTACCGATTTTGTACCCGTCATAATTTTCACCCAGGAACACGGTTAAGCTTTTGCTAGTCACAGCACCATTATTGTAGATACCGCCAATAGGGATTGGCAAATTAGAGTTTGGCAGATAAAGCGGGTTAGCTGGATCAGACTGCACAAACTCGCTCGCATCGTTGTAGGTGGTGAATGCGTAAGTATCATTAATAAAAGTATCAATGCTATAGTTCTGGATAATCCTATTTGTGTTGGGAATTCTAAACCCTATTAGGTCAATATTGTTTTGGGACAATGACGGAATCTGCACAAGGCGGTCGCCGTTGTCAATCGAGTTGCTAAACTTCCCGGTGAATACCGACACGCATTTAGTGTTGGTTGCCGCTGGTACTACCGCCGAAGTGAACTGCATGCGCCCCTGATAATCGCACGAGCCGACATTAAGTGTCTCGGTGGTAGTGTCCACAATATTAAGGGGGCTAATGGTGTTGATCTTATACAGGGTCGAGGCAATCCGCTGAATTCTTGTGCTAATGTTCTTTGATATGCGGATTATATACCATTTGCCGTTGTATTTGTAAAGAATCGTGTCATCATTAACGATTTGGGGAGTATAGCTGTCATCAAATGCACCAACATCGGTAACAATTACCCCAAGCGAATCTGTTATGCCTCCATCAAGGGAGGCAACCGATATAAATTGCTGGTTGCCTACCGTCGAAACGCCGGAATTAAGCCAATTTAAGCGGAATTCAAATGGCTTAGTTGACGGCACGCCCACCGCATTATTTAGCTTGCCATAAGCAGTTGTTAGGGTGTTTGTGTTGCTTTGGAATGTTTTATAAAGCGATGCGGGGGCCGGGATGGGGATGGGGGCTAAGGCATTGAAGATCGAAGTTGACGAACTGGTGAGCTTATAGGTAAAGTCCGCATAATTCCAGCCGATTTGGGAGTTTAGCACGGAAGAAAGTATAGAAGCGTCGGCGGGGTATACCTGGGAGGCGGAAAAGTTCACAAAGTCGGTATAGCCAACCAGGGAGATAAAATACATTCTTGCCCCATCAAAGCGGGGTGTTTCGGTAATTATATGCCGAGATTTACCGCCTGATACCTGTACAAGAGCGTATTTGCCATTAAGTAAAACTAAATCCAAGGTGCTATTGTTTAGCACATAGTACTTATTAAGATTGTTACCGACAACCCCAAGCAGATATAGCCCGTTCTCGTAGCGGTAGGCGTCGAGATACCCGGCGGAAACCTGGCCCGCAAGAATATTTTGCGCCACCGGTAAGCCACTAACATTATAGAATGGCGATACAACCGAAGTTGATGACATGCTGTTAACTACACCACCAACGCCACCAGCAATAATTTGGCTGGAATATGATTCAATAGTACTTATGTTTTGTGTTCCTAATATATTCGATGTGAATTGTCCAGTGCCTGATCCAGTCCCGTTATAGTTTTTCCAGTTTGAGCCATCCCAAGAACCAATGCGGGAGGTGTTTCCGGCAAACAACAAGTTACTGCCAAAAAGTAGAATATCATTTATTGGCACAGCGCCAACAACTCCGGCATTATTAAAAATTCCTGCCCCTGTTCCAGTCCCGTCATAATTTTTCCAGTTTGTGCCATCATAACTAGCAACTTTCCCTAAAGCTGATGCTATAACCAGATTATTATTATAATTATACGAAGTTGTTATATTATCTGTAGATACGGCGGTTGAATTGTTCCAAATTTGATAAACAGGAACTAATGAAGATGTTTGAACAATCCCGCCTGGGCCAGCGCTATTTACTCCGGCTATAACAAAAACACCATTCCCATAACAGGGTGCAAACCAACCGCTAGCCGCGGCAGTAGAAGTTTTTGCAGTCCATGTAATCCCATCTGGTGAAGTTTGTATAGCCCCGGTTGTTGATGTATTTCCGCCAACACATACAAAATAACTACCACCAAATTTTACATAAAACCACCCGCCACTAGCCGCCGCGGCAGAAGTCCTAGCGGTCCACGTTATTCCATCCGGTGAAGTTTGTATAACCCCGGTTGTCGATATTGTATTACTAGATACAACAACAAAAAGACCGTTTCCGTAGGAGCATGAAAACCATAATCCGCTTGAGGTTCCTCCGGTTCTAGCTGTCCATGTTATCCCATCCGGTGAAGTTTGTAATGATGCTGTGCTACTTGCTGTATTGCAAACAGCAAGAAATACTCCATTACCATATGTTATGTCATTAAATAATGCTGTAAGTGGAGCACAAGTTCTAGCTGTCCATGTTATCCCATCCGGTGAAGTTTGGACACTATTTGTGGTGCTTAAACTGGTCCCAAGAGCGACGAAAAGACCATTTCCATATGCCACCGCTATTAATTGCGAAGTTAAAGCCGATGTCCTTAATGTCCATGTAATCCCATCAGGTGAAGTTTGTATAGCCCCATTAGTACTAATACCAACCATAACAAACAAACCGCCTCCAAATGCTATGCCACGCCAACCAACAGACCCAGGGATAACATTAGAAGTCCTGGCTGTCCATGTTATCCCGTCCAGCGAAGTTTGTATAACCCCCGTTGCGCCCGTTGAGTTCCCAATCATGACAAAAACACCATTTCCGTAAGCTACATTCGACCACCCGGCGGAAGTGGCCACGGTTGAAGTGCGTGCTGTCCATACATCTATTCCAGACGCAACAATAGATCCAGAGCTATTGGTAAACCCGTTATTATAACTGGCAACTTTCCCCCCAGCCGCACTAATACATAAAATTTGTTCACCGCTTTTAGTAATATTGGCCATAGACAATATATCATTAGCGCCAACAACAGTCGCATTAGACACAGCCGGGACTAATGAAGTCCCTGTCATTAACGTTATTGGAGATGTTGTATAAATATATTTATTTCCTTGGTTTATACACCCAATCCGACCCCCTACCCCACCAAATACAATAGTATTATTCCAAACCCCCATAGCCTTTATTGCATTAGTCCCGATCAAAGTCCCATTATCAAAAATAACTGATGAACTCCCGCCGGTTCCGTCATAATTCCGCCAGCTTATCCCGTCATAACTCGCAACTCGACCGCCAGCCCCCGCAACTACTAAAAGGCCCTGGTAGATAATCATGCAATTTATATCATTTGCACCAATCGCCACGGCATTGCTAGCAGGGCCTTGGCCTAAACCGGAGCCGTCATAATTCCGCCAGTTGTTACCGTCATAGCTGCCAAGCCGACCGCCAACCCCGGCAATAACCAAAGCCCCGTTATAAACGATTGAACACAAAACATTATTAGTGCCGATTACCGATGAGCTTTGGAAATATTTAGCCAATGAAACGCCGGGATTAGATTCGGGGGCAATTAGAATCTGGTCGCCAATCCTAATAGCAAATTCTGCTGAGTCGGCATAGTGCATATTTTGATATTTGACGATAGAAAACGAAGTTACATATTGGGCTATTGACCCGATACTGGTAAAGGTAATAACACGGGAATGCAATAATACATTGTTGAAGTCATATTCCGACAGGGTAACGGCATTGCCAAAAAGTTTGGCGGTAATATAGGTGCCGTCAGCGGTTAAGGCAACATCGTCATAAGTACTTGATACCTCAACTTTAGTTTCTACCCCATATTCTGGAAGCTGTCCCATCGACCGGCCATCGACGCTAACATCAATGGTATCGGTGGCATAATTTGATACAGTGATCCGCTTGCCGTCATCGGTGAAAAATGATTTCCCGGCTGGCAAGACAGTTTCGGTTTCCTGGGTATTTATAATCCCGCCAATTTTGTGAATACCGTTATTATCAACTAAGGGGGCGGCATCATTGCCGAAGCCGTAGATATCTTCATTGACCGTATCGGTCGATATGTTGTTTTTTAACGCTACCTTACTGCGCATTACCAGCCGCCTATCCCGGTCATTTTGTAATCATTATTAATCCGCTGAAATTGGTATTCGTCCCGTTTATTAACAGACCAAAACAAGTCCCATAATTCAGTAAGCCGCGCAGTCAATAACCCCATCATAGTTTGGTCCCCCTGCTTTCTGACATAAGCAATCGCGCAAATATAAGCTAAAATTTCGTTGACTTCGTTGGATGGATAATCAAAAACATAATCTAAAACCATAGATTGCGCGGTTACGCTTTCGGGGGTCACTATCGATAAATAATTATCGCTTAGTGCGTTCCCTATTGATTGCACGTTTGCCCCGATATTATCAACAAAGGTCAGAACCCCGGCTGCAATATTATAACGGCCCAGACTGCCGGTTGGATTTTGTAAAAATATATAAGTGCCATCGGTCGCTATGGCGGTGGCGTTGATAGCGGTAGAAACGGCATTAAGATAAACAGCCCCGCCGCTTATATACAGATAATTGGCCCCAAGAAGCAGATAGTCAAGGCTGGCATAAACCTGCAATTGCACATCAGCCCCGCCAGCCAGGCCACAGCGGCGGGTGTCAGTGGCAGTCGAATAGTAAATATAATTCCCTTGGATTGAGAAATTCTCTACGCTGGTTTTAATAGAAACAGGCACAAGAGTTGTCACCAAGTCAGTTACACATCGATAAATATTTTTAGTAACCGTGTCCCGCCAGTACACATAACCGGCTTTGTATACAATGGAGTCAATAGGGTTAGTTCCGGCATAAACTGATACGGTTGTATTGGTTTTAAGATCCTCAATCTTTATGGTGTTACCGATAACATAAAAAAATGCTTGCAAAGTATCATCATAATAATGACCACTAATTGTTTGGTAGGTATAGACTTGCTCTTGCAATGCCAATGAGATATCAACATCGGGGGCAGTGATAACCGGCTGTATGGGGTAATAATCAAGCTTGAGTTGTGCGAAAGGTATGCCGCCGATTACCCACAAGGTGCTGTTCTTTAGCCGATAGCGGGGCCGTGATGGGTTATCATCCCGATCCGCCATAGAAAACCGCTGCACAGGTGCCCATGAATTGCCGTTACTGTACGATAAAGCCCGGATTTTCAGGAAATCAGTGGGCAAAGTAATCAGATAGGCATTAGGGTTGTTAGGGTCAATATCTGCCGGTGTGGGGGTGATTATTCGCTCGATTGACCAATAATCGCCATCACTTTCGGTATATCTGCTATATAAATCCCGGTAAGCCTCGTTTAATAGGGCAACTTCGTCACTATAACTAATAAACTGGGTATTTTGGATCGCCGCGTATGACCTCGCCCGGTCAATAAGCTGCCTGGCTGTATAACTCATACCTATATAATTACGCCAAATTGTATATATAAATAAAAAAGCCCCCGGCGGGAGGGAGCGCCGAGGGCAAGGAAAGGGGGACTAAATCAGGAAACGAAGTTAATCACGCAGCACTTGGAAGGATTGTGAACAACCCAAGAGCCAAACAACTGCACAATGACTTGCAAAGCCGGGCCGTTGGCGGTATTCGCGCCGGGCTGGCTGGTGATGTAATCCTCGATCAACCAGTAATAGTTGGTTTCGGGGGCCTTAACATCGGTCAGGGCTTGCTTGCCGGGGTTGTTCTCGGTGATACCGTCATTCAGGGGGCCTTCCGAGTTGGTCAGACAGGCGAATTCAAGGGTATCTTCTTGCAAAATGTAGGCGGTGAATTGGGGGCAGAACGGGCTATCCCAAACCTTGTCAACCCAGGTGGTACTAAAGGCGTACTTCATATCCGAAATACCACGGGCCACTTCGTTCTTGTTTACCTTGCCGCCGGTGTTGATGGATTGGAAATAGGAGGTCTGCGCGCCCATTTCGCTAATCATCTTATTGTAGTCAATCGAGTTGACAACCAGCATATCAGGGGTGCCGCCAGCGGTGCGGACGGCCTCAACCCCGCGCACAACGCAATCGACGTACTTTTCAGATGCGCCGGTATTACGGAGGATGAACTGGCCAGCCGCGCCTTCCACATTCACCGAACGGTCAACGCCAAAGAAAGCGGTGCCAATGTAGGTAGTCCAGGTGCCGCCGGTGCGGTTGCCGATATTGGGCAGCCAACCAGACAAGCCAACAGGCAACAAGGGGGTGGAACCAGACCGACAACCGTCAAGGCAGATCCAGTCAGTGGCAACAACCGCGCCGATTGCGGTGTCGGAGGTAAAGGTCACGTTGGTGCCGTTGATCTTGGTGACAGTACAAATACCGGCACGAAGGGTGGAGCCGGGGGTTGCGCCGTTGGTAATCGAGAACTTGGAACCAATGGACAGCTTGACAACGGTTGACTTGTAGATGAAGTCTACGGTTTGGGCGGCCATGGTGATGGTGGGGGTGGAACCTACCTGGCCGATTTCGCCGAAACCAGAGCCATACAGGGAGGTAGCGGCCAGCTTGCGGAAGCTGTCCAAGCCCTGGGCCATACGGTTCACAACAACCGGCATATAGGCGCCGCGCACGTTTTGGGATGCCAGGATTTCTTGGTTGGTCACAAAGAAAGTGGCAAACATTTGACCGTTGACTACGGCAAACTCGGCATTGACACCAGAACCGTTAGCGGTGGCGTTGGTGGTGGTGGTCAGGAAGTTACCCGATGCGCTGCCACCATTGGACAGCAACAGGGGTACGTTGTACTGCTTACCGCCAATCCGAGACTTCGGAATCGCCCGGACTACCGGGTCACAGCGGAAGAAAGCATCTTCAGGGGACTTGTCGGTATACCAAATCTTGAATATACCGGCAAGGTTAGCATCTAAAGTTACGGCCATAATTTACTCCTTATAAGCTTTTGGGGGCCTTTGCCCTCATTGCGCGTACTTTGTCTAAAAACTTTTCATCAGCACCACCAACCTCTACAGGGGCGGCCGATGTTTTAGTTACTTCTACAGAAAGGCCGGCGGGGTTTTCTTCCGTCTTTTCGGACGATTCGCCTTTGATCTTGGCGATTTTTTGAGCGATGGCATCCGCCACGCTTTTAACATGGCCCATTTCTTGCTCATCATCCCAACCCTCACCGCCGCGAAGGGGAGCCAGCATATCATGCAGAGAGCCATACAGATCGGTTTCGGGATCCAATTCCTGGATTGCACCCATGTGTGGCTCAAACATGGAACCGTACTTGCCCTTGATTTCCTCTATGCTTTTGTTGCGCATATTGGTGTCATACATCTTTTGGATGCCACCGAATAGGTCATCGATAACCAGGCTTTCGTTTTTCGCCAATCGTTCTTCCAGGCTTTCGACCTTATCGATCAAGATTTCCAGCACTTTAGCGAAAGGCTCAAGCATGGCTTCATCCTGGGCCTCGTCGGGGTGGGCGGGATTTTCGCCGCCGCCGTCATACTTGGCGATGAGCTGCATAAGCAATTGGTCCTTTTCTTCCGGGCTCAACCGGTTAATATCGTAATCCATATATGTACTCCCTTATATAATTAGGCCAGGACTGGGGCCTGGTCTGTTGGTTCATTTGTTGGCGGAATCCCGGTCTGGTCGGGGGCATTTTCTGGCGGCACCCCTAACATTTGCGGGATCATGTTAGCCGGGATACTTGGTGCAACCGCCATAATCAAGGCGGTCGCCTCATTGGTGGTGACGGTGCCAGTCTTAACACCGGCAAGGATGCCCATAATTGCCTCGATCTGCTTGCCGTCCATAGTCACATCCTTAACTGGCGGCAATGGCGGAGGCATTTCCGGGGGCGGAGGGTTCTGCAAATTGGTGACTTCGTTCATCTTTGCAGTGACAATATCAATCAATTTGACCAGACGCTTGAGTATTTTCGGATCTTCATCCACTGCGTCCAACTGCAGTAATGTGCGTACGCACTCATCCAGCAATTGCTTGAGGTTGATTACCGGGTAAAAATCGTATTGGTCTGAATCAATAGCGCGCTCAATGATCTTCATGGCACAATCATAACTGGCCGATGCTGCGTTGTATGCGCCTTCCAGGTCAGGCAGATCAAGAAGGCTGGCGGCCTGGTTGGGGTTGATGATATTGCCGGCTTGGAGTTTCTCAATCTGTTCCATCTTGACCTTGGGGTCTTTCGATAGCACTGAAGCCAAGGAAGATTGCATAGAGAACATTTCCCGCTGCTTTTTAATTTCCGACCATTTGATATTGGCCCGGTTAATCCGTTGGGGCAGAATGTCATCGTTTTCGGGGTATACATCAATCATGACATTGTATACATCTTTATAAGCCTGGATGTACTGGTCAACTTGGGTCTGGAATCGTTCGCTTTCCACATCCTGCAAGGTATCTAGGGCGACACCTGAATTAATCCCGGTCGGCTTCTTACTTTGGGCGGAAAGCATCGAGATCCCTTCTTGCTCGTAAGTCGAGTTAGTGAAAAATTGCAGCATTGACAAGTAAGCGCCGTCAATGGGTGGCGGGGTGGAAACCACAACCGCACCGAGGGCGGCATCATAGTCAATGATGTTACCCACTTTATTAGATAACATTTTACTGACATTGGCGTTAGTAGCCGACTTGGGCACATAGATTGTATTAGCCGGGGACAAGGTAAGCGCGTCATGAATCCGGCGTAATATATCGTCGATCTGCCTTTGGTTGGGGTACGCATTGTCCATGATGGAGTTAGAGTACAGGCCCTTAATCGGCTGATTGTAATAGATCATGGCAAATGGCATAGAATCATACTCAATATCTACCGCCTCAATAGTTTCTTGCCCAATAATCATATATTTCTTTTTGCCGTCTAAATCCCAATATCGATGCAATTTAACTTTTACATGGGGGTTATTATCAAGCATTGATTTCGCCGGACCTTCTTTTAGTTTGTCCTTGATCGAAATAAGCGGGAACTCCTCTTGCCTAATCATACAGCGTGAAACTTTACCATAGTTCAATTCCGCCGGGTCAATGTAAAACTCCCATGGCCTAATGCGCATGGTTGACTTCGTTTCATCATCAACCCAAATAACCCCATACTCGAAAATCAACGCATCAAGCAAAGCCTGGGCCATCTTGGGGTGTAAGCCGTCCCGGTCAACCATCAAGTCAAAATAGATTTGCGCATTACGGCAAGTCTTTATTGTTTTCCACAATCCGTTTACCGGGTTGAAAAACATCCTGCCTTTGGTCTGGATAATCTTTGATTGCAGGGTCAGCGCCATCGACCGGCCAACATTGACCGATGGCAAGATCCCCATATCGTCGTCAGTTACCTGATTAAAAAAACTCGACGGGCTGGTATACACTGTCCGTATACCCTCCCGCCGCATTCCATTAGACATAAACCGGTTATAGTTGCGAAGATACTTTGCATCTCTCGCGCTTAACTTCCCATAAAGGAATTCTATATCCGCCCTTACCTGTTCTTCAGTCATGACAACCGCCTAAAATGTGTTCATTCGATCTAATTCTTCCAACCGGCTGCGGGGGTCTTGTTCCTTGCTAACAAAGTTAATTTTCGTCCCGTCTTTCAACTCGACCACCACCGACCCGGTATATTTTGCCGCCACCATCAAGTCTTGGATAATCGCATAGTGCAATTCACTGGCTTGCAATGTTCGAAACATTACATCTTTCTGGTACGATTCCTTAGCCATCGCCTTAGCTTTGTCAAAAATCGCCTTCTTAATTTTCCGTTCTTCTGAATTAAACATATACCCTCCCTTATATAATTAGTACAACTGCTCACGATTGGGCCGGGAATACAATTTTTCTATGTATTCTTCTTGACTCATCGGCTGCGGTATCGTGTTATCCACCTTATTGACCGTGTGCTGGGGATGCGTTAGCCAGTAGTTACGAAGGGCATACAACAGGGCGTCCGCCGCATCGGCATGGAATATATCATCGTCAATTTCCCTGGTAACGATAGAAGGCTGCCCCTCGATTTCCAACCGCTTAAACACCATGCGCAAGAACTCTTCCCAAAGTATGCCGCCTTCCTTGACTTTGAGGTACCCGCACCGCACCTCGTCTTGTAGATTCTGAATCGCCATGGATTTGTCGTACTTGATCGCGTTGTGCACCGGTATCCCGTATCGGTGGTTCAGTTCCATGGTTATTTTTTGGTCTGATGTATCGGCGAATATGTCGAAGTCTCGCCGGTATGATCCCGCGAACAATTGCGAGGTTGCGATATATTCCTTGCTTTGTTTGACAGCCTCGCATAATTGGGTAACATCAGTTCCGGCGATCTTGTACTCGTAAACCACAAACTTTTCGTTAGCCTTTTCCGAATACATGACCACAACATAGGCATCCGCATCTCTGAACCCGTAATCAAGGCCACCGATGAATCGTATATCTTCCGGGCTTTGCGTGGCCATCCATGCAAGCATTTCTTCATTGGTGTATGTGTTATCCTTAGTCAGCCGATACACAAGGGCGTCATCATCGTAACAAATCAAGCCAAGGTATTCCCGCATATACAATGGGTCATTCTCGGCCAGGCCGTGCTTTTCCCGTTCTTTCGCCAGTGCATTCTGGTAATCATGGATGAATGGATTGCTTGACAAGTTCCAGTTAAGCCTAAGCCCTGACGGGGTTGGGTTAGTGAAGTACTTTTCCCAAAACGTGCCGCGAGTGCGGGGGCCGGATCCAGTTAAGCACAGGACCCCGTTAGTATCGATCAACATAGGGTTTAGGATTTCCGCCACAAACATACCCAAGTTTTCGTGGCTTTGCGCCTCATCGACAATGATCAAATCCCAATGCTGCCCCCGATACTTTTCCCGCTCAAGCTTGTTTGAATTACCGCCGAGTTGAATAATGCCGCCGCTTGGCCACACTATGTTGTTTTCGGTATTGCTGGGCGTTATGTCATATCCAAGTTCGTTGGCCAGGTTGATAAACCCATCCCAATAAAGCTGTACCGTTTTCATAATAGTAAGACCGATAATCAACACCCGCTTATTCGGCCCTGATTCGATCTTGGTCATGGCTAATAGTTTATTGGTTTCGGTCTTGCCCGCCCGCCGCCCGGCCATCAGCCCTATATCCCTGGCCTGTGACAATAGCACCCTTTGTTGTATATCAAACCCGAGCTTAAGAATCCGATACATTGCGAAGTCACGGTCTTGGCTCCTGGCCCTATTTACTTGTGCGTCAATGTTTTCAAGGATGTCTTGACCATATAACCGATCGGCCAAGAACTTAAAAGCCTGGCTGCCGGGATTCATGGCGTCTTTAGCGAATACCTCATTGAAAGCATTAAAGAACGAAGTCTTACGCCCTTCGTGTTCCACTTCAGTTTTCATCATTTCGATAAAAGCTGTCTGGATTTGGGTACGTATGGACGAGGTACCAGGGGGCCGACCGCCTGGGTTTAAGGCCGGCATACCTTTATAAAAGTTAGGGTTGCCGCCTTTTTTCTTTGGTACATTATCGGTTATATCTGCCATTATATTAAAATATACCTTACCGGCCTAACAATAAACCAACACAAACTGCTATAAACAACACCGTTAAGAGTTCGACACCTGACATTGTGCTGCCTCCATTTTAGGCTTGATTATGGTTTCCCACTCTTCGTCGGTACAATTGATTTTATTCCAACCATCCGACAACCATGCGTAGACCTCACGTTCGCCCTTCTCGTTTATCCTTGCGGCAACTCTCATGCCTTGCTTAAACCATGCCACCGCTTGAATCTGAGCCCTTATACCGTTTGGTCCTTTCCTCGTTTTCCCTATTTTCTTCATAGTCCAGTTCATCCATTTTATCACAGAAATAAACCATCAAAAACTCGACGGTTGAACTAATTTCTAGTTCACTTTTGTATATCTTTTTCTTAAACCTATCCAACACCCCCATGTCGATAGTAACACCGATTTGCTTTTTAGTAACCATATTTCCCCCTCGTCATCAGCCAAATATTGCGTAACTCCTTACAATGGCTATAAATCCAGCTTTTTTTAGTATATTTCGCAATTGCCAATATTGCGTGTTTATAGTACCGATAGCGGTATAAATCCACAATGATATGCCGACCGTCTACATCAGGATCTTCCGCCACCCTGCTAAAGTACTGCAACTCGTCTGGCTTTCTAACCGGCCCTGCCGCCGCTAAACCATCTAAGCTACCCTCGTAGTTTTGTTTGATTGTTTTTGGGTTGTGAAGCTGGAACCGTATTTCTAAATTAAGCCGGGAAACAACCTGCATAGGCCCCTGGTCAGGGTATTTTAAGTACATTTCTAACATGCGTGTGACCGCATCATGGGCCAGTATTTGCCGCTCATTCGCCGGATAATACTTCCCAAGCTTGTCCAACCTTGATTTTAACAGCACCTGTGAGGCCGATAGAAGCCCATGGTAAAGCGCGGACAGGCTATCCGGTGTCTTACTACCAAGATAGTCATCCTGGAGCCTTTTAAGGGCTTCCTCGTCAAAACCCTTGGTTAGCGTGCGCAAGGTAGGCAATCTGCTGAATCCTCTTTTGCAGCATATCAACTTCGCCAGCCAGCTTATCAATGCGGGTGTTCACCACATCGATAAGGTTCTGGCACTCCCTGATATCCTGTTCTTCAACCGCCGCATCATGCAACTTTTGTGCATACTCCAGCGCATCATTTAGCGGCCCCAGGTTATCCGCCACCACCTGGGGGATTAAGTCATGAAGTTCCTTGAACGTCATAGGTTTTCGTTTTGCCATAAAATCCCCTTGTATCTGATAATACGCCTTTCTTTCCGATAGCACAACCGATACTTTTATCGACTTTCTATTTTGGAATTAATTCCCCTTAATAAAATCATTACACCGCCGGAATAATCTTTTTCTCTTGCACTTTGTGACATCCCCCCATGTCACAAACTCCCTAAAAAACCCTAAAAAACTTCCCTGACTGATGTTTGTGACATTTGGTATATATACTACGTATATATATACCCCCAATGTCACAAACTTTGTCACAAGTCCGATGTGACAATGTCTCATGTCACAAACTCATGTCTCATGTCACAAACTACCCAAATTCAATGTCTTTGTTGGCGATATACACCCCCCGATCTGCCCGAATAATCAGCCCATCCGCCACCATTCTTGACAACATTTTTCTGACTGCCATGTCATTCCTGGCCGTGTGCCCGATGCCAAAGAGTTGCAAAGAAATCGAAGTAACCCCCGTCCCATTCGGAGAATTTAGTACAATTTCGTATATCTTTTCCTGCGCCTCGGTGGGCTTGTGCTCGGCGTTTTCGGTGGACGCGTTAGGATTATAGCGCAATGTACCGGAGGTCATGGGGATAATGCCATCGTGCCCAATCTCCACCTGTTCAAAGCTAAACGCCATTGGCTCAGGCATTTCCGCATCCTTCATCTTGCGGCAAGTAAAGATCATATTTACATCATTTTTGACGCACTGGTACTCATGATCCAACCGCCCGTGTAGTGCGGAAGATCCACGGGTACGGGTCTTGTCCCCAATCCCGCTATGATGAATCCCTACAACCGCCGCCCCGCACTCCACAATCAGCTTGTGGCTGCCGTTATTGAATGCAGTCATGTCCTCGGTGGCGTTTTCGTTTCCGTCACCAAATGCAGTATTAAGGGTGTCAATGATGATTAAGGCTGGTGGTTGGGGCATATCAAGCACAATATCTTGAACCCTGGCCATGACTTGTGCCATATCAATCATCGCCGGTGGGTCATCATCGTAATAGATCGGCAAGGTGTTCACGTCGATAGAGTATTTGCGTGCCAAAGCGTCAAACCGCCTTCGCAATCCGCCCCCGCCTTCACCAAACATATACAGAACCGCCCCTTGCTTGCACACCTTTCCCGCCCATTCGATACCAGCGGCAACGCAAAACGCCCAATCCATCGCCACAAAGCTTTTATAGCTGCCTGGCTCCCCGAAAATCAAAGCATAGGACTTGACCTCAAGCATGCCATCAATCAGGTAATCGGGAGCCCGGCTGTGCAAGGTGGAAATATGGCGGATTTTAGGCTCTCTACCTTCGATTGGGATAGTTTTATCACTTTCGCCATCCGATTGCAGCCTTGGGGCAATATCGAGCTTTTGGCTATGTTTCTGCAATATGCTGGGATCTGACAGGCGGGCCAGGTGGACTAAGGTTCCCCCGGTGAGGCTGTGGGGTGCAAAACCGTCCCATTTGTATCGGCTACATTGCAGGGTGGTTGATTCCGGCGGCTTGCCGAATTGTAGCAGCCCCTCCCAGTCTGCAAAATCGTACCCATCCGCCTTTAGTGCCATGCCTAAATTGATATAGTCCTGGTATTCCCGAATAAATCCGTTAGTGATCGACTGGAGAATTCCGTCCAGGATTATGTCTCGCTTGGACTTTGTGACATGTGACATGTGACTTGTGACATTGGCGGTATCAAAGGACTTTTTCAGCGGCTTCGGCGGATCTATCTCATCATCAACGAAGGCCGTTTGGTGCAATTTAGGCACAAACTCGGCCCCTTCATTGTAGTAAAAAACCGCATCTTTGTTACCAAAGTAAAACCGGGCCGCGTCCTTGGCGTTCTTGTCGGCGAAATCGTAAGTACTTATAGCGATTAGCTTTGCCTCAAGTTCCTTGCGATCTGTGATGGTTGTGACAGGGAATAGGACATGATATCTGTCACATGTCACAAGTTGGTTAAGCTTCTTATCCATTTTAGGCTTTTGGTGGCTGCGACTAGTATAGATAATATATTTACAGCCTGAAAAATCCGGGTGTGCCTGGAATTCTTCGATGGACAAGCCGCCGTCGATATCGATGTATAAGAAGTCAGTCGATAAAAAGTTATCCCCCTTGCGGTGTTCATTCTTGAACAGCACTGGGCTATGGTCAAAGTTCTTGACTATGTATTCAAAATCTTCCCGCCGGGTGCAATCATAAGGGCGAAACCCGGTTGCTTTGGTTTCGTCATGGTATGCGCCATTACTCGATATTTTCATAATCGGTTGCCTTTACTGTTTGGTGATCCTGGTTGGCGATGTATTGCACCAGCATTGACTTACTGAACCTTACCCGCCGTCCTATCTTTTTATGCGGCACCCCTTCTTTGCGGCAATTGTGCCTAAGCCACTTTTCGCTTACGCCCAAGAATTTGGCGGCCCCTTTATAATCTAAAATATTTTCATCCATTTATATTTACCCCCTTGACATCCTGTTTATATCCCCTTATTATCCTAAATGTCAAGGGGGATTTTGATGTATCAGTTCACAAAAGATATAAGCCAGATTTATTCCCGCACTCGGCCAACTGATATAAAGCCGATTATGGATACATTCAAGGCGTTTAATCCCGATTATGTAGAACAGTGGCCGCTTAAATATATTGAGTTTACCGGATTACCAAAGGCTGTCTGGCGATTTTTTGAGGCGAAAACCGGAAAGACCGGGAAAGAGGCGGTCAAAAAATTGTTTGTGCAATTGAAGGTGGGCAGCATTAAGTCTATCAACAATATCAAATGCCGCACCGTTCATGACCTGATTTTACAAAGTTGTTTTGATATTGTGAGAAACGCCATAGGCGATCAAACTTGTTTTATGGTCTTTAATTTTGGTTTTGTAGCCACTATAAAAGGGTGGACAATAGGCTATATTAAAGAAGCGATTGGCGGTCTGCCGTTGCCGGTTGGGATTAAAGTGGGGGATATATGATTCTAAATAAAGAAACTAAACCAAGTGAGCATTGGTACGACAAAGACGGAAACCCCATGCACGATGCTGACTTGCGGGCGGCTAGGAAAAAAGGTTTGTTTCCTTCCGTTACCAGTATACTAAAGATCCAGTCGAACCCAGGCTTGGAAAACTGGAAGTTGCGGGAGGCGGTGCTATCAAGCCTTACCTTGCCCCGGTTGGCGGGTGAGTCTGACCAAGATTTCGCTAGGCGGATTTTAGAGGATAGCGGCAGCCACGCAAGGCAATCTGCCGACATTGGCAACTTGCACCACGATTTCGCCGAGACTTATTATAAGGAACGCAAGGCAGGGCTGATCCCAGGGTATAGCAAGAATAGCTTGTGCCTGGTTGATTGGATAGAAGAAAACCTTGGGGAAGGATTTGCGGAACAATCGTTTTGTAACAATGAATACGGCTACGCGGGTAAAATCGACTGGACCGGATGGCTCCGTCAATGGCCTGACCAAATGGGCTATGTTGATTATAAAACCCAAGGTATAAAGCCCGGCGATAGCCCGGTATTTTATCCAAGTTGGTGCCAGCAATTAGCGGCATATAGCGGGGGCAATCCTAATGTTTTGCATATTTCAGTTGTTTTGGGTAGCTTACCTGAAAATCAAGGCTTGTGGGTTAGAGTCTGGAAAGAATCGGAAGTAGAAAAGGGGTGGCGAATTTTTAAGCACCTGTTGGCGATCTGGATGCTGGATAGGGGTTATGATCCAAGGGAAGCCAGGGAATGAACCTAAGCACTGACAACGGCCCCCGCTTTGGCCGATTTAAGAACGGCAAGGAAAAGAAGTCCGACCCTAAAACCCTTTTCCGCCAGTCGATAAAGTGGAAAAACTTTCGCACATTTATGCTTAAGCAAAACAATTGCCATTGCGAAATCTGTGCCTGTCATTATTCCGGCAAGCGGCTAACCCAATTGCAGGTGCACCACCTTGACCCGGATAATTACGAAATATTAAACCCGGCCAGTTTTTCCGTGTTGTGCAGTAGTTGCCATGATTTTGTGGAAAGATTGGTGACAATGATTAAAGGCGAAAAATGGGCGTTGCCCAAAAAATATCGGGAGTTGTGGGCATTATTCGGCCCTCACTTATCAAAGGCGGCGCGGGAAAAGTTTGGAGGCATGATATCCCGCTATGAAGAAAATAGGAGAAGCGAAAGATGAATTTTCAGGAAAAGAACACAGATTACGAAGTGCCACCGGCCAAGATGCACCCGGCCCGATTGGTGGGGATCTTTGATATCGGCAAGCAGCCGGGCTCCGTCTATGACGGCAAAGAAATCAAGCCAGCCAATAAGGTCATCCTGGTTTATGAACTGCTTGGCAAGGACAAGATGACCCCCAAGGAAGGCCAGGTCACCGGGGATAATTTCAGCATTTCGGAATTTACTACCGTGAGCTTGCACGTCAAGGGGACCTTGATTAAGCGGCTGCAAGTTTTCGACGCCCCGGTCAAGAAGAAATCGGAAGATTGGTACGAAATTGATCCTAAGTTCAATATGTCTACCATGTTGGGTGAAGCTTGTATGGTCGAGGTCAGCCACAACGAAGCCGGGAAGGCTAAGATTACCGCTGTCACCAAACCTATTGACGGCCTGGTAGTTCCTGAGTACACCGCCAAGTTGTCTTACCTGGACCTTGACAGCGAGGATTGGTTGGACAATTACAACATCGCCCCCAAGTGGATACAGGAGCTGGTCGATAAGAAGATTGACTGATTAGCCAAATTGCCCCATGGTTCGCCTTGGGGCTTTTTATTATATAAATATATCAGAATTGTATTATTTTTTATTGACATTGTGAATTGGTGGGTGTATAGTTATTCATAAGGGGGGTTCATGAAAACTAAATGGAATAAGTACGGCTACCAATATCAGCAAAGATGGTATATGCGTCCAGCGGTTATTGCTTTACTGGTGATCACTGCTGTTGTGGTATTTTTACTTATGGGGGTGTTACTGTGAAAAGTAAACTTGATGAAGCGATTGCAAAATGCGACTTAACCCAAACAGAGGCGGCGGCCAAGATCGGGGTATCATTGAATACCTTTGTTTTGTGGCTGCGCTACAGCAGGACCGGCAAGGGGCGGTTGCCAACCAGCGAACAGGCGATTTGTCTTGAACTGGCCCTCGGAGTCAAAGACTTCCGAACCTTATTCCCTACTGCGTGGCCGGACTTATGATACGCTTGATCATTGTTGTGCTGGCGGCGCTGGCGTTGCCGTTAGGTGTAACCCTGCTGAACGACGCAGGAAATTTTGCGCTAAAAAATGCCGCCGAGATACAAGGCCGGGTTTATTTGGGTGATGACGAAAACGGCAATGAAATCTTTGTGCCGTTAAAGGATGTTAAGAAATGACCCGCAACTGTATAGCCGGAATTTGGTACAGCGCCGACGACCCTTTGCATATGATAACGATTCGAAAAGCCTGGACCAATGCCAAGGGCGGCGGAAATGGATCACTTTTAAAAGAATACATGAGCGATGAAGAAGTAGCCCAAAAAGAAGCCGAGCGGAAAGAGAGAATAAAGAATTATGGCAAGGCATACCGGAAGCGCTTGACGGAATTGGAGGCAAAGATATGAAATTTAGCATCGAAAAATCAAAGCTGCCAAGCTTCAGCAAACAAAGCTTTGAAGTAATCACGCTTGACCTTTATCAAAAAGGAAAAGATGACGAGTGGCTGATTAACTGGCGCGGGGATATTATTAAAAGCTACGCAAATGGACCATGTTGGGAATGTGATCCTATGTTTATGACGCTGCCTCAGCGTGAGCAGTTAAAAGATTATATAGCCACCAATCAAGCCGAGATCGAAAAGCAAGCCAAGGAAAACCGAGAGGCTGATCGTGCCGATTATGAATACGCGAAGTATCTGGAAGAAGGGGGGATATGAGCGCCCAGGAATATTGTTATAGGGATACGGAGAGATTATGTTATACGGACACTACGCAGGAAACAATAAATCGTTTCCTGACTTCGTGCAGGAGGAGAAATAATTGGAAATAAATAAATGTTACAACGAGAATTGTTTAGATACTATGGCAAAGATGCCAGACAATTTTGTTGACCTCATAGTTACTTCCCCTCCCTATAATGTATGGCGTAACAGACGTACTCAGGCAAGGAAGGCAGACTATTGGAAGCGCACTAACATTGTTTATGATACGCACTCCGACAAAATGACAGATGAAGAATATCGAGCTTGGCAAACAAAGGTAATAAATGAGTGCGTAAGGGTGTTGAGACCAACAGGAACGCTGATTTACAATCATAAAGATCAGATTTTTAATTTCAAGGTAACATCACCATTAGAGTGGATTTTGAAAACCAATGCTGTATACCGCCAGCGCATTACATGGGATAGGGGCGGTATGCAAGCGTTCAACAATGTCCGTTTCTACCGTAATGAGGAAGATATTTATATTCTCGGAAAAGAAGCAAAGGGGTTTACATGGAACAAAGATTTTGCAAGATACATGAGTATATGGCGTATTACACCCGAAAGAGGCTCAGAACATCCTGCGCCATTTCCAGAAGAGATACCCAAAAGATGTATTGAAGCATTTTCCAATGAGGGTGACTTGGTATATGATCCGTTTGCCGGTAGTGGCACTACACTATTAGTGGCGAATAAAATGAATAGAAACTGGATTGGTTCTGAAATATCAGAAGAATACTGTAAGATAATTGAAAGACGTATAACAACCGCTTCAACCTGACACCTACGGTGCAGGTTAAGCAAATGTTAGGTTGATTCTCGCGGTATAACAAGTTATGCCGACATCGAACGGGAGGAATGATATGTGCCAGACGGTAAAAACTAGAACGGTATTTATAGAAACTGTCGGTCAACTCAAAGAACAGTTCCCAGGTGTTGAGTTAATACGGAACGATTGTTACGACGATTTTCGAGATGATGATTGCCTTTGTGTTTTGGAACTCGAAGATATGTTTGACAAAGCAAATATCAATTATACGGTTGACGTAATGGATTACACAATTACCTAACAACTGGATCAACTTGACAACGCTTGCGCGTTGCAAGTTATCCAAATGTTAGCCAGACCGGCGCACCGCATAACCGCAAGCGGTTGCACGGATGGCCGACTAAATTGCGCCCATAGGAGGTTTTATGAATATAACACAATATCCAAAGGCAAATGGCCCAGAGGAATCGCGTGGCTTTTCCGCAGATGAAATACGGCGAGGTATCCATACTCTGTACATGGACGTTACTTGTCCGCAATGCGGAAAAGAACAATCAGTGGCGCAAACGGGATATATCGGTGGGCCTTGTTGCCGTTGTGGTGGGTTCACAGATGGGCGCAATGGCTAACAATCGCTTCGACCTGACTCAAGCCTTTGGCTTTCGCAGGTCAAGCGTATGTTAGGCTGACAAACAACCAGATAACAAGTTATCTGGATAATTTGCAAAGGAGAAAACTTGGAGCCGGTAATACTTTTTGTACTTGAAAACTCACCATACAAACAGGCAGGATTTGACTGTTATGACAAACAACGAAACGCGCTGACCTATGCTGGCAATAATCCTGTTGTGTGTCATCCGCCATGTCAATTATGGGGAAAGATGGCAAAAATAAACTATATTCGGTGGGGAGGTGAACACAACAGGCCGGGCAATGACGGAGGCTGTTTTAAGTTTGCGCTTGATACGGTTAATCGATGCGGAGGTGTTTTGGAGCATCCGGCACAATCTTACGCTTGGCAAGAGTACGGCCTTGTAAAACCAATATCTAACCAATGGACTAAAAGCGGTGACGGCTGGACTTGTGAAGTTTGGCAATCAGCGTATGGTCACAAGGCAAACAAAAAAACTTGGTTGTACTATAAGGGAAAAGTAAAGCCTAAAGACCCTATATGGAATAGACCAAAAGGAGCACACCAAATAGGTTTTTATGACCAACGTGGAAAAGAACGAAATAAGCCAACCTTGTCAAAGTACGAGGCAAACGCTACGCCGAAAGCGTTTATGGATTATTTGATAGAATTGGCAAGAGAAGCCTAACAACTGCTTAAACCTGACTAAAGCAGGTTAAGCAAATGTTAGGCTGACAAACAACCAGATAAGCCTTGATGCGCTTATCTGGATAATTTGCAAAGGAGAATGAAATGGGGAAATCAATGCTTGATAAGGCATACTGGCAAATGATTGGTTTTGTCGATAATGATGGATATGGCGAAGAATTAGCTCTTAATGAATCATCTGAAAATTGGGGATTATCTGATAATGAGAAAGAAACGCTATGGGAAATGTATATTCGCAGAGAAAAAGAAGAATCCTAACAACTGCTTCAACCTGACGCCTACGGTGCAGGTTAAGCAAATGTTAGGACGCCGGACAATCCGCGAAAGGAGAAAGAGGATGGAAAAAGAATATGGGTATCCGTTTGACAAGCCAATAGAATCTTTCGATTCTGTTCCCGTAATAATGAAACTGGATGGCGCATCAAAAACCGACATAGAACTTGTTGAATATCTTATTGAGCGTATAAGACGATTAGAATGTCGAACAACTGCTTCAACCTGACTCAACGCAGTAGCGTTTCGCAGGTTAAGCAAATGTTAGCCGGATTCTTTAGCAGTCCACCGCGCTTCGCGCACTAGACTGACACGAACCAAGCTGGAGGAAGTCGTGGAAAAAATAAATCTCGACGAAGGAATTGAAAACGGAACGATCATAGTTTCGAAGTTTTTTCGGGAACGTTACCGACATGATTGTGTCGTTAAGTTTCGCGAGGGATGGTATGGGCATCCGAACACGATTGTAAAAAGCATAGATCAGGCGTATCGGTATACCGAAGCCGAAGCGAAAAATCTTATAGCGAATATGGGCGGAGGAGAAATCCAGCGGCTAACAACTGCTTCAATTAGCCAAAGTGATTATGTAGCCCAAGCGATCTATGATAAACAGGAGGAAAAGGAATGATTGTAGTAGTAACAGTTTTTGGGTTTGTTTTAATTGGTTTGTTTCTCCGTTGGATGTATGCGCATACATACAATCAAGTACAACTTATTAAGGCGATCATGAAATTAGTAGAAGTCGTGGGGTATAAAAATGACCCCAATCAATAAAATCCTATCCCGCGCCAACTGTGGGAGCAATCATGCCGCTACCGGGGTTTACCAAGGCGATGTATTAAGCCCTCGCTATCGGGTGCGCGTTGATCCTAAAAAGGATTTGTTTTGCGTATTTGATCGACAAAAGCTTGCGTACATTTATTTACATGCAATCAATTTAGATTGTGTTGACTGGTATAGGTGCACGGCCTATACCCATCAGAAAGATTTGTATTGGCCCGACTTCGACGATGCCCTGGCATTCGCAAAACTTTTGGATAAGGCGGTAACCAAAGCCGAATTGCAGCAAGCCCAGGACCTTCTTGAAAAAGTCAAGAATGGCGCGATTGTGATTGAAGGGGAGGAATAAGATGAAACCAACAAGAGAACAATTAGAACAATATGCGCGTGAGAATCCAGCTCCTAATGGAACATGGCTGGATACGGCAGTACAAACAGCGCAATGGGCCATTGAAGAAACCCTAAAAGATTGCATCGAAATACCAGATGTTTCAAAGTGGCCAGGCTTTGCTAATGGGATTGCTTGCATGTTCACAAACTTAAAAGATTCTGATTTTAATGATTGTATTGATAGACCAACCAAGTATATCCCACGCCCCCAGCAACCAATCAAGTATATCCCACGCCCCCAGCAACCAATCAAGTTTAAGGTTGGTGATCCGGTATTTTGGAAACAACATTTAACCGAAATCATTTTCCGTATCACTGCGATAGATGATTTTGATATTACTATTTCAAGTGATATTACGGCCCAAGTAGAAGATTTGAAACCAGCCAAGCTGGAAGACCTTGGGAAAGAGTGGGAGGCGATAAAATGACCGTTGACAACACCATGATCGTCTATCCGACAGCCTATACCCGCTTGCCCTACCCACTAAACAGGATGATCGTATCAGATAAACAAGGGCGGCTTTGGATATGGAATAGAGAGGCGGCGATCTTAATACCCGTGCCGAGTACTGCGATTAGACAGGAGGCAGATGATGAGTAAAGAATTAAAGCTATGCCCATTTTGTGGTGGTCATGCGTCATATGATAGAGTCGGCACAAATAGGCAATCTTGTATTGTCATATGTGAAGATTGCGGGTGCATGGTCGAAAGCAATGAGACAGGTGAATATTGTGGAAACAAATGGAACATCCGCCAAGAATCCCAGGCTCAATCCAAGGCGCTAACGGTTGACATTGATTTTCTGCAAATTGGCGGGATTTGGTGGTATCATTATTACAAAAATGATGTTTTAATGATTTCGGGAAAGGTAAAGATTGTCGAAAGACTGGAGAATACAATATTATGACACTGGCACAACGGGCACAAATGCTAAGGGGGCAAGGATATGAACAGGAAACGAAACAAGATAATGGCGAAAAAGTTGAAGATAAAAAAAATAAAAATGAGGCTGAAAAAGGTTTACAAAATAGGGGACATGTATTACCGATCGGACCCACTGATATACAAGTCGAAAGAGTTGGTAAAAATATTAGCTGGTTTGACAAAATAATCTTGGCACTTGTCGGCGCACTCCAAAATATTGCGTTCTTGTTTTCCACTATCGCCGACTTTGCCTTAGCTTGTTTCTTTTATTACAGCCTGGGTTTTGACGATCTATCGAAAATCGTCCTAACCGTATTCGGCGGGGTTCAGACTGGCGGGAAATTGTGGGGCTGGTCTACCCGCAAAATTCCCTTAGCGGTACTTTGTGCGGTCTTGTCGGTATTAGCAACCTTAACGGTTTTCTTGTCGGTAATTGATATGCAAAGCGAGTCAACAAAGATCCAGAAAAGCAAGATTGTGCTGTCGATTGAGGCCGATATTGACGGCAAAAACGCGGAACAAAAAATACTGCAAGATCGCCTAAACTCAATACCAAAAGATTACACTACCGCCGCCAATGGGATAATAAAGACCATGGCCGAGAATGACGCCGCATTAAGGGATTTAAGGAAGCAATTAGCCGACGAGTCAAATAAAAAGGCCGATGCTTTGAAGTTAGACGCCTGGCGAATTTTCCGCCAATTAGTCGACTTTAACTACAAAGACCCGGCCCATTTTTATGCCTTAGCAATCATCCTATTAATTGCCGTGTTGCTGGAAG